AGTTTTGGGGCAACACACCTCTCGCTTGCTCTCGGCAAACGCCGGCGTTCAGCAAGGTATTAAATAATTTTAAAGATTCTAGATGGTGTTTCTTTACTAAATAAGATGCTGTTTCTCCTCCGTGCACGCCGGTAGAATTAACCAGCGGATTAGCAAGCTCATTATTGCTCGCTTGACGATTGCTCTTATGTTGTGTTCTAAAGTTCTTAGGCTCGTAGAAACGCAAGTCTACATCAGTGTAGCGACGACTAATTTCATTATAAGACCATGTTCTGTGGCGATGATGTTGGCTGCGGATAAACAAAGGTACCACAAACCTAAATGTAGCAACGTTGTGCTCAAATGTTGATGTGTGTCGATGTTTAACAAGGTACTTGATAAGCTTCTCGTCTTTTTCGTCAATTTCATTTTTTTCTTTCCCGAAAGATACGCGCGCAGAATTAACAATCGTGAGGTCAGTTCCCATATGATCAATTAATTCTACGGCGCCTATCCCATCTTCATAAAGTTCAATCTTTTTCATTGATTACGCCCAATACATAGTTCTCTAGTAGAAGAAAGTAATCTTTTCCTCCAATAGTTACATTCTCTAACATATTGGTAGAATATACAACTTTCTCTCCTGCAAAAATGTCTAAAGTACAATCAGCTGCTACATCAACTGCTTTTCCTACTCCAAACGGATTCTTGCTTTTATAATCATCTGGTAAAAGAATACCAGTTTGTTCTATTTGATCTTCCTCGATAGGATCGATCAGAAGATGCCTGTTACAGGGTTTAAACTTCATTGCTGCCTCTAACTAATTTGCTTCTGCAACTTCTCAAAGATATCAGAGAAATCTTCAATATTCTCGCCTTTCTTAAGCATTCGATAAGCTCGAAGGCCTTGACTAATCTCTTGTTTTGATAGCCAGCCATTCTCAACATAGTTCTTTTTAAGATCCTTTTTGTGCTCCTTGTAGGGCTCCATCTCAAGCTCAACTGCTTGGAAAGCCTTAAAGTATTCAATCAAATAATCGTTAGTTGTGTTCTCGTCAGACATAATAACCTCCTTAATGTCTTGTGTATATTATACGCACTATTTTTTAAAAGTCAAGGATTATTTTACTTCGCAGGCTCCGCCGGCGCAAGCTAGTTCTCCCTTGAGATCAGTGTTATCTTCGAATTCTATGACTTCGGTTAGATCAACGTCTTCTAGGGTGTCGTACAAAACTTGATATTTTTCTTTTGAGCATTCTTCAAATGGTGGCTGAATATACGTATGATCATCAAATGGAAGTACGGACAAACCATTATAAAATTCTCTGTTGTCCCACATCCAATCTCCAACGTCGACCCATTCGTCATTTCTTATTGAAATAGTAGCAGAAATGTTGTGAGTGTTTTGTCCTCGCCTAGTTCCGGGCTGAACCCAATCTTCCGTAACACTTTTGACTCTCTTAAGGAGTTGTAGGGCGCTCTCTTTACGAGTAATCGCATCTTCGGGAGCTTTTTGTGGGACCGTAATTACAGCCGTATCGTGTGGCCTAAAATATTCGTCTTCGATGAGTTCAGGATGGTGGATGAGAAGATGAGTATAAATTGACTCATTTTTACCAACTCTTACTCTTCGCAAGTAATAATCTCCGTGCCAAGGGTGAATACCGCTTGATGTTCCCAGGGTTAAAGAAGTAGTTCCAGCTGGCTTTACTGTTGTGCAGCGTGCTGCAGACTTAATACCAATTATTTTAGCAATTCTTGCATTCTCTCTTTTCACAGCATTGGCTGCTCTTTTCATATCGAGCTTCATAACATTGCCTGAAGCAATACCAGTCATAGAGACACCGATGAGAGCCTCCTTTTCTGTTTGTTTTTGCCAAATATCACGAAGATAATGAAAATCAGTGTAACCTGCTTGTAGAGTTCCAATCAAACTAGCTGCTTTAACTCTATTATCATATTCCTTTTGTGTATCTAAGTCAGAAGTATTAACCTCGGTTAAGTTACAGAATTGATACGGACGCAGAGCAATTTCACAGCAAGGGTTAGTACCCCAATCTTTATCGTTTGAAAAATAAAATCCGGGCTCTCCTGCTTGTGATGCTCTTACACGATCCCAGAGGTCCATAAAATACTCTTTGGTGATACGATGACGAAGAAGCACTACCGAATTGTTTGCTCTTCCTCTTTGGGGCTCTGCTTCCCACCAATTGCCTGTTTTTGCCGCAAGCATTTCTTCATCGTCGGCCGAAAACAATGATATAAGAGCAGCCCTACGGATCCCCCCGGCAAGAACAGCATCAGCAATATGACAAACAATGTCGTGAACCTCAATGGGGCGTAATTTATCACCGTTCTCCTTCTCCGATAGCAATCCTTCAATCTTTACAAGGCATTCTCGTAGAGGCTGAGGACCAGGGGCTTTGCCACCACTAGTAACTAGTGAGGCGCCTTTGGGACGAATATCACTAAAATCAAATCTCAACGGGGTACCCCCTTGAAAATAGCTCCTCATTAGCGCTTTGACTGCGTCTGCCCAGCCCTCGATTGAATCTCCAATTAAATATCGTTTTTTTCTTTTCTGTAACGGTTTTTGAATTTCAGGAAGTTTCTCAACGTGGTGTTTCTGTACACTGAATCCAACGCCTGTTCCTCCAAGAAGGAGAAACATCGTCTCACTAAAAGAAAGCTCATCATCAATGGGAAGATAAGCGCAATTGTAAATACGGTTAGGAGCAACTTCGATTGGCTTACCGCCAAATTGCATAGATCGCATTGATGGGAGAATTTTTTTGTCATAGACATACTGATAAGCATCTTCAATTTCCTCTTTCAATTGAGGGTACTTTTTAAGATGCATATTTTTGTTTCGTGTAACTAGTTCTTTCCAAGTTTCACGGCGTTTTTCTTCTTTTAGGTAACGCGCATATTTCATATAGACTGTAATATCAGATAGTATTTTTGATGATAGTTCCATTAGCGATTTCCCCCTTTTCTAGTTTTTTTATAAATATCGCTGAGTCTTTGGTTTAATTCCTGTGGATTGTCTGCTGGCAAAACATTGCCAACCTCGGTTTTATCAATAACTTGCAGCTTTACACAAGAGGTATCCATATGCATTGAAAAAATCAAGCCATCAGGACCATTACGATTTTTAGCAATAAACATCCTAGCTTGATTTGAGTTCTTATCTTTAATCGTCCTAGAAATAGAACAGATAAAATCTGCAACAAAACATTTATTGAAAGCTTCCGAAATTGACTCCATTGTTACTACTTCGGCATTCAAACCTGATCTATTGGTTTGTGACGCTGTCCAGATTGGACAACGATTTTCTTGAGCAATTGCTCTTAGATCTTCATAAATAGATTCTAGTTCATTCCTTTTCTCTTTATAAGTTTTCACAGGACGGAGCAAATCGGCGTAATCTACTATAATCATATCGATTTTTCGATTTTGTTTTTTTAATTTTTCTAGATGTTTTCTTATTGCATTGGGCGATGCGGTTTTTGTTGGATATTCTTTGATGATCAGAGATCCCTCAATATCAGTGATATTTTCGAATACTTCATCTTTCCGCTCAAAAAGTTGGGACAGTGGAATACTAGTTGTGCAACTGTCATATCTTTGCCCTGTAACTGCTTCAGAAAGCTCTAAAGTGTAGTGTACAACGTCTAGGCCATTTTTGACTGCAGTGGCCCCTAAATGAGCCAAAGCCATTGATTTGCCGGCACCTGTTGGGGCAATAACTACTCCTAACTCTCCCGAACCAATGCCTTTTTTAGTAATACTATCGATCTTGTCCCAGCCGGTAGAAACAGGATTGCGCGCTTTAATTTCATAACGAGCTTCAAAATCTTTTAGAAAGTCGTGGCCGAAGTTATTATCCATACCTAACTTTAGAGCCTCGTCAATAACTTGTTTTACTTCATCAAAAGATGAATTACGAATTAATTCGACAGACTCAACTAAGGCACCTTTTAATTTTTGCTTTTTACAAAAATCTAGGCTCGTATCTTTAATATACTGCTCATCTTGAACATCTCGTGCTTCGCAGCGGGCGTAATAATCGCGAATTTGTTTTTGCAAAGCAGGAGAATAGTGCTCTAACTCCGTGCGCAAAATTGAAGTGAAAACATTGGTTGACGGATGTACGCCATATTGTTTCCTGTAATCAAATACTCGTTCGATAAAAGCTCGAAGATATTTTAACTCAAAAAAGTTAATATCTAAAACTTCTTCAATTTGATCGCAAAAAGGGCGATCATCAAATATTAGTTGTGCTAGCGATTCTTGAAATGCTTTTCCGTACTTAGAAAAGTCTATGCCCTCAGTCATTTTTCCCTCTTATTGGTTGTTCTTTGCCATTCTCTCAAACGCCTTGAACATTCCAGAAAAAGGTACCTGTCCAAACTCATCTCGCATCATCATTTTCATAACATTCATTTTATTGAAGGTTAGATCAGGATCTTGAATTGTCTCCTGAACTACTTTCTTGTTATCCAAAGACAAATGCGGTGCGTAAAGTTGCATCATCTTATAATTTAATCTAATAACGCGTTCGTTATTGACAATCTCTTTCCACATCTTTCTTTTACTTGTTTCTTGATTATCGCGACAAAAGCCCAGCAGTTCATCAATCGTAACTTGTTCTTCGCTGTTGAACATAGGAAAATCTTTTTTAATACGACCTTCTCCAACACCAGAGATGCCCGGAAGATTATCGCTTTTATCACCAATCATAGCTTTAGCTAAAGCAAAATTATGTGGATGAATTTTAAACTCGCTTAATACAGTTCTTTTATTATACACACGATTTTTTTCAATCGGTCGCATTAATACTGTTTTG